TTGATGCATATGCGTAATTAACTGTAAACCATTTTGATTCTTTTAATACAAATCTATCTTGTGCAGATGTATGCACACCTGTTAATTCTCCTGGTAATAATGTACAATAATCTTTGTGTAGGAAATCTATGTGACCTGACCAGTTTGATGCTATTATTGGTTTGCCTGTTAAACTAAATTCTAACAATGGTCTACCAAACCCTTCTCCTTTTGTAAATGATACCATTGCCTTTACTTTTGAATGATTATAAAGAGAATTCATTTCTGCATCTGTTAAATCTCCGTGTAATAGATAGATATTAGGTATATTATCACCATATGGTAAAACTATTGATTGAATCTTCTTTGTTATTTCAGTACGATCTATTATAGAAAATGTTGCATGAGATGTTTTAATAATTAATCCAGGACGATTTCTTGCCGATTTACGTCTAAAGCTTTCACAAAATGTTTTAATCATCATACCAACATCTTTTCTATCTTGTCCTAAATCGCCTTGGAGCCAGTGGCCTACAAAAAGATAACAAAAATCGTCTTTAATATCTTTTAATTCTTCTAGGACTGTTTCATGAATTTTAGGTGTCTTTTTATATATATTAAGATCTGCACCTTCAAATAAAACTTCAATAGGTTTTTCAATCTTAAGTTCTCCAATTTTTTCTTTTGTTTCTTTATCCATTTTATCGTACTTACATGTAATGAATCCATTTTTCGAATGTTCTGATGTAGTGATAACCATGTCCATTCTATTACATCCTTCAATAAATTCATGAGACACTAGTGTCGTTTCAATACCTGCAGTAACACCAATATTAAATTTTCCAGGTCTAATAACTTGTTTTCCGTCCGCGGACATACAAAATTCGTTTGGAACAGATACTTGAATGAATATGTCGGGTGTATTAAGCTGCTGGCCTTGTTTTGCGACTCGTTTAAGAATTTCTAGATGATCTTTATTGTCAGCTTCTAATGCATTCATAGGTGTCACTCCCCATGGAAGTGATATTATTTTAACATCATATTTATTTGCTCTAATTAAACTTGTAGCTAAATCTCTTGTATGGTTTCCATACCCTGATCTAGTTGCGATAGGTCCTTGTATTATTATTAATGGTTTTGTCATACTATAACTCCGGGGTTTTCTATTTGTTGTGCTTGATTAATTTTATACATTGTAAATCTTTTTCTTCGTGTCCATTTTTCAAAACATTCTTCCATACACTCTACAAATCTTTCACTCATTCTTCTTGCAGACATATTTGATTCATCACCACAAACCCAATCATGTCCTAATTCACCTCTATGTTCTCTTTCTTCTTCTGGCATATCATACCAATATTGAATTGCATCTGCTACTTCTCTAAAATCTGTTCTATCATCAAATATGTATGGTGTTTGTGGCGATCCTTGTACACTCCTATTACTTGGAAAGACTGGTTTTACCCATCCTCCATGTTCTGTATATGTTCCATCATGATTGGATGGGAAATGTGTATCAAATTTAATCCAATCTCCATTATCATCTTCAAATCTACATCCGTCTTGTAATCCTCCTGTTACATTATTAACAATTGGTGTGCCTGCATGTAATGATTCGCACCATGAAATTCCAAAACCTTCATTTGAAGCAATATTAACTGTTATATCTGCTAAATTATAAAAATAATTCAGTTGTTGTGTATCAACAGATGTTGTTGAAAATACTATTTTATATTTTGGGCATATTGCATTTTTTACTGCTACTAAATCAGTACCGTTAGGGTCTGAAACTTGAGTGTGCAAAAGTAGTGCACATTTATCTGCTTTCTCTTTTGGTAATCTATCACAAAATGTTTTATATGCTAAAATTAAATCAGCTGGCATCTTCCTTCTTATGTTTCTATTATTCCAAAATATAACAAAATCAACATCATTTGTTTTCTTAAAATTAGTTTGAAAATTTTCAAAATCATTCCATTTAGGATGTAATGAATTTATCGGATAAAAATGATTTTCGTTAACGCCATGCGGAACCCATTGAACTGCCCAATCTGGTTTTGGATGGCTTCTGATTACATTTTTTACAATATTATCTGTTTGTCGTGATATATTCATTATTAAATCACAAGATTCGTAAAATGGTTCATTCCAAAATGGATAAGGAAGATCGTCCCAAATATTATAATACATAATTGGGATATCTTGTCTTAATTCATGCTCCATATTGTATAGCCAGCCCCAAAATCTTGGGTCTGTAAAATGCATGATAGCATCTGGGTTTTCTAATCGTATTAAGTCTTTTATTACCTGAGGATTGCCGTAACCTGTGTTTGCATATATTTTTAGGTATGCATCTTTCACACCTGTTTCTTTTACTGCATCTTCGCTTATATCAATTATTTTGCCAGAGTCTGGATGTTTTACAGCCGCTCCTAATTGCGCCCAATCATACTTATCAATAGTTCCTAATACAAATTCTTTAGACATTGTACCAATGCCAGAATGCATTCTTAAATCATCTGATAATAATAAAATTTTCTTTTTCTTGGGTTTGTTTGGGTCTATCTTTCTTAATTTTGGTAACTTAATTTCTTGCATGTGATCTCCGTATAACTTTATTATAAATATGCTTTGAGGTGCATTAACCTTTCATTTTACTGAATATAAATTTATCAATTGGCCAAAAAACTATTGCACCTACAAATTGAAATCCAATTACTGTTGCTAGATTTGACCATCCAAATATATCTGAAAATAGATACATGCATGGCCATGATACAATTATTCCTAATTGCCATTTTGCGTGATATGTTAAATATTTTTTCATGATACTATTGTTACTGGTTTATTAAATTTTTTAGCTTTCTTAATTGCACTTATACTACCATTTGAAATTCTTCCGTTTGGAATATATGCCATCATTACATCACAATCTCTTGCTATCAACATATTTCTATGATGAAATTGTGATACATGATATGGTTTATCATAATAATTGTCTGACATAGCTGAATACAAATTTTTAGTTGTATGAGCTGGATTAAATTCTTTATACTTAATTCCAAACTCTAATGCAAATTTTCTTGCAAATTTATCAGCTCCATCTTTACATCCACCTGATACTATGATAAGACTGTCTCCAAATTTTTGTTTCAGCTGAAATAATGTATCTTTAATTTTACGTGAATTCTCATACATTCGGCTACCTATTATTGCTACTTTCATTCTTGTATCCTTTTATGTTGCGGACATAATGTTGGTTGGTCTTTAAACTCACACCATTTACAATTTTTATTATTCTTTCCTGCACTTGCAATATATTGTCTATCTAAATTGAATGAGCCATTATCATGAAAACTAGAATCTACAAATGATTCAATTGAACTAGCTAATTTATTTCTTGTTGGCTTACCGCTTGCTGGAGAAAATTCTATGATTCTTTTTTGTGGAAACATAGCTCCTTCAATTAACTTACGTTTTACTATCATATATTTGATATCAATCTTTTCAACATCATAGCCGTATTGTTCTGCAAAATATTTTTTATATAAAACTAATTGAGATGTCTTTGTCTTATCTGCTTTTTGATATTTATTCCAGCCCATTGTTGAAGTCTTAATATCAATAATGGTTATCTTGTCATCTCTCTTGTCTCTAATAACAATATCTAAATATCCTAACATCATTATTTTATCATTTGTTTCATTAACTGGATGGTAAATTGGTACTTCAACTCCTATAAGTTCTTCATTTTTTCTACTAAAATAAACTCCTCTTTTTCTCTTGAACCAATCTAATATTGCTACTCCATCTTCATAAAATTCTCCTAGTTCAAACTTATTAGAAAAATGTTCGCCTATTTTATCTACAGCTTCTTTATACATTTGATACATTTGATCTTTAAGATACTTATGAAGATCTATTTCGTCTGCCTTTTTTACAGACTCTTCATACATTACTGTTAAATAATGTTGCAATGTTTCATGGAACGCCGACCCGAATATTGTATGAATTGATTGACTAAATGTACGTAAATTTTTTGCATATGCTAGTTCCCAATGTTTAGGACATTGAGAATACATTGAAAATTGAGAATACGATATTTTACGTTCGTTAGATTTTGGATCTCGTTTATTGTACTTTAAAAACTTATTCATATAACCTAATTATTTGCCCCAAACCTTCTTCTGAACTATTTGAGCAATAATACCATAAACTGATAGATCTTGGAACGTATCTGTCTCAGCTTCTCCAACTATATCTTTATGACCCAATATGATAAGTTGTTTTAATCTTTGTATTTTATCATTTATTCTAAACCATAACCCTGTTAATGATAATTTTACATCATCGTCTGATAATAATTTTGTTCCTACTGATATATTATCTGGACCGTAATTCTTTTGTTTCTTACAAAATAGTATATATTGTTCATTCATTATCTTTTTGAACTCTTTACATGTTTCTGGATAATTTGTTTCACAATAATCTACAGCTGTATTACCTGTTGATTCTGTTTCTTTAAAATCTATTCTAGGTGTGTCCTTTATTGTTCTCATTTTAATAACTTTTTAATTTCTTTTTCTGTTTTACCGTACATTTTTAGTAACTCTTGTAAATAATTTATCCCACCGTTTGTCCTTTTGAATAAATTAATATATTCTTCAGCTTCTTGCGAATTAACTTCATAATGACTTGTAATAAGCTTTACAAGTTCTTTATCGTATTTGGCCAATTTTTTTCCTTTGATATACCTAGCAAACATTTTCTGCTTAGGCAGAATGTCATAATATAATTGGTAAACATGCTTTTTATTTAATGGTCCAATTGTATATTGTTGAAACATATCAACAACCTCAATTAAATCTGGATTCATTGACAACCATCTATTAATTAAATATGGAGAAAAGGCCTTTTGATCTAACTCTGACATAGAATTCCAGTCCTTTTTCTTCCATGTAATATTTGCTAAATGATCAAATATAGTGGCTGGCTTACTTATCTTCTTTTGGCCTGAATTCTTCATTTATATAATTACAATCATCACATCTAAATGTTGGTACAGGAACTATCTGTTCTTTGCCTGTTGGTGATATTAATGCAGATAGTCTTTTGAAAGCTTGTACTTGTCTAAAATACTTACATCCACATTCTTCACAAACAATATCTTTAAGATCTGATGGTTTTACATTAATGGTTGCTTTTGGTGGTTGTCCATCCATTCCTATAATTTTACTCATAATTTTCCTTTATTTTAACTCGTTTAATAATTTTACTATTGTCGACATGACATGTAATTCTTTATCTACTGCAAATGCATCTTGATATTGAGATTCTGCTAAAATTAATATTACGCTTGCAATATGTCCTTTAGCGTAATTATCAATTTCATCGAATAAAAATTTATGTAATGCAGTAAAATCTTTTACTTTACTATCATTAATATATTGTCTAATATCTTTAAATGCATTTTTCTTACTAGTATTAGATTTTAATATATTTAATACTTCGGCCATATAATTTGCTTGGACTAGACTTTCTTCATCTATTTTTAATGTTCCATCAACTACCTGTCTTTGAGCTGAATTCAATACTCTTCTTATATCTGGATATCCGTTATCAATTAATGTTTTTATATCTTGGAGGTCATATTTTATCTCAAGATCGTTTAATATATCAGCAATCCGTTTTGCAACTGATAACTTATCTGGTGGAGTAATTCCAAATACTTGACATCTAGATTGTATTGGGTCAATAATCTTCTCAACATAATTACATGTTAAAATAAATCTAGTTGTTTTAGAAAATGTTTCCATTAAATTTCTTAATGCAGCTTGTCCATTTGGAGTCATATAATCTGCTTCATCTAATATAACAATTTTCCATCTTTTGAATCCTACTGTACTTGCAAAGTTCTTTACTTTAGTCCTAACCGTTTCAATATTATTTTCGTCAGATGCATTTATATACATAACATCTGCATCAACATTTCCTGAAATTATCTTTGCTAATGTTGTTTTACCTGTTCCGGCAGGTCCATAAAATAATAGATGCGGAACATCTCCATTTTCAAGATATAATTTTACTTTACTGATAACTAATTCATTACCAACATATCCATCTAATGT